TCCCACCATTTCCACCACCACTGCGGATTTTTAGCGTAATCGGTTCTGCTACAAGCGGTACGTTTCCGCCGCCTGTTCCCATTCTGCCTGTAAGCCCCTGACACTTTCCGTCCTCACGTACTTTAACTCTCGAATCTGCGGGATGATTTTCAACCGGATAGCTCTGAAGCTCCATTGCTGCAGGAACGACACCGGCTCTCAGTGTAGGAGATACTTCCTCCTCATAGCCGATGCTTCGTGCTTTTGCACTATGTTCCGTGGAAAAACCTGCGGCAAGAACGGCAGGATGATTCCCGTGATCCTGTGCGACAAGTGCCAGTGCCTTATCTTCTGTTATACCGACACCCGCCGTACCCTGACAGTTTACGCAGAGGGTTCCACCTCCAGCGTCAGACCGCCCGCCTGTCTCTCCAGTGCTTTTCGCAGCACCTCCGGCAGCTCCTTGCCACGAACGGAAGCCCTGCGGAGTATACCCAGACACGCCTTCGGACTTAAATAATATTTCTCCGGCACTTCCGCCAGCAAAATCTGCGACAAGGTAGATTCTTGCTCTTCGCTGGGGCACACCCCAGTATTGAGCATCGAAAACTCGGTAAGCCACGCTCCATCCGTCTCCCAGAAATACGTCTGATTTTGCCCATCTGTGATTCGCAGGCGCAGGCACCTCGATCCCTTTTTCTTTAACTCCGATAACTGCTTCGAGGACAGCTTTGAAGTCGTTTCCTCCGTTGGATGAGAAAGCACCGGGGACGTTTTCCCAGATGCAGTATCGCGGATATTCTCCATTTGTTGCATCCCTCATTTCTCTGATGATGCGGATTGCCTGAAAGAACAGGTTTGAACGGTCTCCGTCATGGATGCCTGCACGCTTGCCTGCGATAGACAGGTCCTGACACGGGCTGCCGAATGTGATGATATCCACCGGCGGCAGCTCTGCACCGTTCAGCTTACTCACATCACCGTAATGCTTCACGCCCGGAAGCCGTCTGTGCGTTACCAGAATCGGGAACGGTTCGATCTCGCTGCTCCACTTCGGCTCGATCCCTGCAAGGATGCCGCCGAGGGGAAAGCCGCCCGATCCGTCAAACAGGCTCCCGAGCGTCAACTGTTTTTTATCCATCATCCGCCTCCTTTGCGTCCCTGCACAAGGCAAGGAAATCTTCTTTGATCTTATCTTTGTATGCTTCCGCCACCGCAGGAATCTCATGCGAATACACAGGTCTGCCTATGAATCCCGACAAATATCGGTACAGATGACCGAGGTCATTACCCTTTAGCATGGAGAAACCTGTGTATGCTGTCACGATTGCGCATTCCCGTTTTGTCATCCCGCACCTCCGAGCATCTGCTCACAGGCTTTGGTATAGAAATCCCTGCTGACCTCAAAGCCGTAGCTGTGTCTGCCAAGCTCCCGTGCCGCGCGCAGCGTACTGCCGCTTCCGGCGCAGGGGTCGATGACAACATCACCCTCATCGGTAAATATCCCAATGAGGCGTTTCAGCAGATTCACCGGCTTCTGGCTCGGATGTATTTTCGGGATATTTTTGCCGTCACGCAACCAGTCGAAGTGATCGAAGATCATATGCCGCTTGCCGTCCGCATCGGTGTTGCGGAACTTCGGCAGCTTACCCCGATACAGCACCAGTGCATATTCGGTAGCACCCACGATCCTCATATTTGCCTTCAGCACCTGCGGACTGTAATTCTTCATAAAGCACAAAAACTGGTAGTGCTTAAAGCCGTATTTCTCTGCCTGCCGGATAACCTCCGGAACCTGCTGGAATGCACAAAACACGACCATGCAAGGAGCATCCTTTTCTCCCTTGGACGGCTCTTTTTTGAGCAGTCGGTTACAGAAAGCGAAATACTCAGCAATGTTAAAACTGTAATCCGTATGGAAGGCTGCCTTATGAGCCTTGCTGCTTTCACCGTTCTGATTGTCTCCGTCCACATACCAGTCGGGACGGCTGGCGTAAAAGTCGCCGCCGATGTTATACGGGATATCCGCAATGACAAGCTGCGCCCTCGGAATGCTGTAGCCCTTGTAATTCTGGAAATTATCGTGTATGAGAACGCATTTCACTTCACTCAACAGCATCACCGTCCTGTGGCATTGCTGCGACCGCTTCCTCGTATGACAGCTTCTGTCCGTCACGGAGTACATATGCGACCTCGGCAGTCTGCTTTTCCTGACACCAAGCAAGATACCGCTTCACAATGACATCCACGAATTTCGGGTCAAGCTCGATACCTCGGCAGACACGGTCAGTTTCGCAGCAAGCGACCAGCGTAGAGCCGGAGCCGAGGAACGGATCGAGCACGATGCCGTTTGTCATGGTGCTGTTCTTGATCGGATATGCCATCAGCGGTATGGGCTTTGTGGTCGGATGATCGGGACTGCTTTTCGGCTTGTCATATTCCCAGACGGTCGTCTGTTTTCGGTCGGCATACCACTGGTGCTTGCCCTTCTGCTTCCAGCCGAACAGACACGGCTCGTGAATCCACTGATAAGGGCTGCGTCCCAGCACGAGAGAATTTTTCTTCCAGATACAGCAGCCGGAGAGCTGGAAACCTGCGTCCTTGAATGCCTTGCGGAAATTGAGCCCCTCGGTGTCGGCGTGCCAGACATAGATGCTGCCATCATCGGCAAGACTGTCATACATACACTGATAGGCGGAAAGCAGGAAGTTGTAGAAATCCGAATCGCTCATGTTGTCGTTCATGATCTTGCCGGCGGTTTCCTCCACATCCACATTGTACGGCGGGTCGGTCAATACCAGATTTGCTTTCTGTCCGTCCATAAGCTTTGTGTATGTCTCTGCCACTGTACTGTCGCCGCAGATGACTCTGTGCCTGCCGAGAATCCAGATGTCCCCCGGTTTGGAGAAGGTCGACTTCTGAAGCTCCTCCTCGATATCGAAGTTATCCTCGGAGACCTTTTTGTCATGCACCGCATTGAAAAGCTGCTCGATCTCAGGCGGGTCAAAGCCTGTTTTGCCGAGGTCGAAATCGCTGTTCTGGATGTCCTCCAGAAGTTCAGCGAGAAGGTTCTCGTCCCATGCACCTGTAATTTTATTCAGGGCGATGTTCAGAGCTTTCTCACGCACCTTGTCGATGTCTACCACCGCACACGGTACTTCCGTGTAGCCGAGAGCCATTGCTACGGTCAGTCGCTGATGACCGCCGATGATGGTCATGTCAGCATTGACCACAAGAGGATCGGCAAATCCGAATTCGTCAATGCTGTTTTTGATTTTTTCGTATTCCTTGTCTCCGGGCTTCAGCTTTTTACGCGGGTTGTATTCCGCGGGCTTCAGCTCAGAGACAGGGATCATGCGAAGTTCTGCTGTTTTCATTTCATTCCTCCCGTATATACATCTGCCGCAGCTCTGCGGCTCTTTTTGCGTTCGCATCCTTCAGTGCCGTTACTTCACGGAGCGTCTGCTCTGTCACGGGCTTGCCTTTCAGCTTTTCGGAAAGCGTCCGGTATTTGCGGATGCTCCGGCGAAGTGCCGCATCGGTCACAGACACCATATACGCCTTACCGCAGTAGTTGCAGTTGAAGTAGCTGTATTCGATCTCGCCCTCACGCTGCGTTTTCGGCTCTGGAACAAAGGCACAGCCGCAGGCATCGCAGCGTATATTCTGTTTTGTCATATCGGCTTTCCTCCCTTGAGTCTTAGTATCCGCTGATTCCGACTTCCGCGGAAAGCGAGGGAGATATCTTTCTGTTCCAGCAGAAACGGACCGTCAACAAGTACATCAACATAGCGGAGAATCTCTCTGCCTTCCAGTTGCTCGTAGGTGTATCCGGTATACAGCCAAGTGTCCGAATTCGGAGACTCTTGCTTGATTCGCCGGAGCAGCGGCAGGAGTGCCTTTTCGTTTTCCTCCTCGCACGGCTCACCGCCGAGTATGGAAATGCCCTGTATCCATGACGGACGCAGGGCTTCGATGATCTCATCTTCTGTTTCTTTTGTGAACGGCTGACCGTAGCTGAAATCCCATGTTTCGGGATTATGGCAGCCGATGCAGTGATTCCGGCATCCGGACACGAACAGCGACACACGCACACCATCACCGTTGGCGATATCATTTCTGTTCAGACCGCAGTAATTCACAGGTGCATCACCCGATCCTTGATCTCGGCGGTTCGTCCCTGATTCCAAAACTGCGTTCCGAGATATCCACAGGTGCGGCGGCAGACATTCAGAGTGCGCTGATCGCGGTTGCCGCAGTTCGGGCATTCCCATATCAGCTTGCCGTCCTCTTCGGCGATCTGTATCTCTCCGTCATAGCCGCAAGCTTGACAGTAATCGGATTTCGTATTCAGCTCCGCATACAGGATCGTTTCGTAGATATGTCGCATCAAAGCGAGTACCGCAGGGATATTGTTCTGAAGATTCGGCACCTCGACATAACTGATTGCACCGCCGGGAGAAAGCGCCTGAAACTCTGCCTCAACGGTCAGCTTGCTGAATGCATCAATCGGCTCGGTCACATGGACATGATAAGAATTCGTGATGTAGTTCTTATCCGTCACATGCGGAATGATGCCGTGGCGTCTTTGCAGACACTGCGAGAATTTATAGGTTACGCTCTCCATCGGCGTGCCGTACAGTGAAAAGCTGATATTGGTTTCGGCTCTCCATTTCGCGCACTTGTCATTGAGGAATCTCATGACCGCCAGAGCGAAAGCCTTACCATCAGGTTCCGTATGCGAACAGCCAGTCATGCGGTAGGTCATCTCTGCAATACCTGCATAGCCGAGGGAGATGGTGCTGTAATTGTTATACAGCAAGTCATCAATGACCTCGCCGTTCTTCAGCCTTGCCAATGCTCCGTACTGCCAGAGGATCGGTGCAACATCGGCCGGCGTTCCTTTCAGGCGGTCGTGCCGGCACATGAGTGCCTTGCGGCAAAGTCCACAGCGTTCATCCAGAAGCTGCCAGAACTTCTCTTCATCTCCGCCTGCGCTGCAAGCAACATCCACAAGGTTAATCGTAACGACACCCTGATTGAAACGACCGTAATACTTATGGTCGGCAGAAGGTGTCAGGAAAGACCGGCAGCCCATGCAAGCATACACATCACCCTTAAGCTTTCGCATTACCTTTGCGGAGATATAGTCGGGTACCATACGCTTTGCCGTACACTTTGCGGCAAGCTCGGTGAGGTAGTAATATTTGGAGCCGGGCTGGATGTTGTCCTCATCGAGAACATAGATCAACTTCGGGAATGCCGGTGTGATCCAGACACCCTTTTCGTTTTTGACACCCTCGATACGCTGAAGCAGCGTTTCCTCAATGATGAGTGCAAGGTCATCTCTGGTTTGTCCTTCAGGCACCTCGTCCAGATACATAAATACAGTCACGAACGGCGTCTGCCCATTGGTCGTGAGCAGTGTGTTTATCTGATACTGTATCGTCTGCACGCCTCTCTTGACTTCCCGGCGCACACGCTTTTCAACGATGTGGTCGAGTTCTTCCGCCGACAGCTTTGCGCCGCAGTCGCAGTTCACATCCTCGAACACCTCTGCCTGTATTTTCTGTCTGCTGACATTAACAAAAGGTGCAAGGTGCGCCAGACTAATCGTCTGACCGCCGTACTGGTTGGATGCGACCTGTGCAATGATCTGCGTTGCGATATTGCAGGCAGTGGAAAAGCTGTGGGGCTTTTCAATCATTGTACCGGATACGACTGTACCATTCTGAAGCATATCCTCCAGATTGACCAGACAGCAGTTGTGCATCGGCTCTGCGATGTAGTCCAGATCGTGTACATGAATGATGCCTTCATCGTGGGCAGCAATTACATCCGCAGGAAACAAAAAACGGCGGCAGATGTCTCTGCTGACTTCGCCTGCCATATAGTCCCGGAGCGTGCTGTTAATGATCGGGTTCTTATTGGCGTTTTCCTGCTTTGCCTCCTCGTTGTTGCGTTCGAGCAGGCTCAGGATCTTGCCGTCCGTGGTGTTCATCCTGCGCTGCTGTTCATGCAGAAGTCTGTATTCGCTGTAATGCCGTGCAAGTTTGTAAGCCTCGGCCTTGTCAAGTTCATCGAGTACCATGTCCTGGACTTCTTCGACATGGACAGGTCGCGCAAGTGCCTCACACCGCTGTTCGACTTTGCCGGTGATAAAACCGATCACCGTATCTGTAATTCTGTCACCGGAATCCATCTCATCGTTTGCCGCCGTGATCGCGGCTCTTATCTTTTCGCAATCATAAGGAACTTCACATCCGTTCCGCTTGATTATTTTCAAGTTATCGCCCTCCCAAAGTTTACTGCGGACAAAGTGTTGCCGTGTTTTTGTTCGGCTGTATCACATTGCCTATCCGTGCCGAGGCTTACACGAAACCTCCGTATGGGTTCGGGAATGCATCCGCACGGATAAACGCATCCGTCATCACCCACAGCAGGACATTCACGATGCCTGCCTGACAGCTCCTGCCGTCTCTCTGCCTGTGATACACCTTGTCCGCAGGAACTCAGTCGTCCGTCATCTCCGCTTCGGCTTCTGTCAGAAGTGCAGCACAGTCCTTGCCGTGATACCTCCGGCACTGTCGGTTCAGAATATCAAATACACATTCCTTTTCGGATTCCGTCAGGTCAATCGTGTACATATCCTCGTTGTCATCAGAATCCGAATTGACCACCACAAAGCTGATGCTGCTGTCAAGCTGACACTGCTGATGGTCGCCGGGTAGCTTGCTGATGCCGACATAGAAATCATACCAACCGTCATTGTCAACCTCATCCGTTCTGCCGTCCCTCGGATGCATCGGGAGGTAGCCCTTCTCCATGCGAATTCTGTCGGCGACCTCCACAAGCGCATCCGTTGCTGTCAACTGAAACTCCACAGTTGGAAAGCGGCATGGATAGATTTCATAGATTTGATCACTGCCGTACATGACTTCCGAACCGCTGTCAAGCTGAATGGCATCAGTGATGAACTTTTCGGTCAGCGTCATATCTTGCCCTCCATGCCGAGATGCTTGATATATCTCTCGATGTACCAGATCGCTTTGCGAAGGTCCTCAGCGGTCTTGTTCTTATCTTTCCGACCTGCGCGGCAGATATATTTGATCGCGTTCGCAAGATGGAACGGGAAGTTCCACGCTTCGAGAAAGTCGATGACCTCGATGCCGCCTGCCGTGTAGTGCGCCGGATGATTCACCGGATCGTCCGCTGGTATCCTGATCGGCTCTTCCCGAAGGAAGCTCGTCTTATTCACTTCTGTGTGTTCCATGTGCTGCCTCCTTCGCTCTGTCTTCCTGCATCGGACACCAGCCGTCATACGGACAGTGTCCGCAGTCGTTGTAATGGCATTTGCCGTCATGCTTGATGATGGAAGTTATCCAGATCGCATGGATCAGGATGATGACCATCATGTAAGTAAGGCATAAAACAGTTACAAGCATTTTCAGTCCTCCATGTCTTTTTTCATTCGGTAATATCTTGTACGGCAGCGTCCGGAGCAGAACCGCTTTCGTCTGCCGGTTTCCGGCTGCAAGACTTTTGCACCGCACACCGGGCAGCGGCTGTTCTGCCGACACCAGATCGGATAGTTGAACCGAGCAAGTTCTCCGTTTCCAGCTAGACCGTGCGCCTTGCAGAATAACTGCACCTGATTGATCTTCAAGCCCAGTGACTTTGCAATCAGCCGGTATCCGATGCCCTGCATCCGCATTGCCCGCACCTGCTCTTTCTGTGCATCTGTCATCTGCTTGCCACCTCAAATCTTCTGAAATTATGCGGTTTTCGGTATCCACACTGGCTTCGCCAAGACCGCAATCTCAAAATGCGGTAAAATGCTAAAACGAAGCTGTTTTTACATCTTTTTGCGTGAAAAATCGCCGTTTTACGATGCGGTTTGTGACGAAACGCCGTATGTACACCGCTGCCGGCAAAAACTGCGGCAGCATTTGGAAAAGCACGATAAATCAGTACTTTCACTTTTCTATGCATTCCATATTTCAATTTCTATCAGGGTCCCGGTTGACCGGGGGCCCTACAATTTCGCGTTTTTTCACACGAGAGGGGCCGACGGTCTTCTGTTCGGTATCCCGCAGAGATTCTGACCCGCCCCCCGGGGCAGCCCCAGCCCCCGGCCCCGCCCATAGGTACACCCCTGAGCCTGCCTGAACCGCAACGATAGTAAGTGTGGCTTGCTTTCAGTACTTGTACTCAGGGGTGTGGTCTTCGTTTCGGGTTTTGATACTGTGGTGTCGGTGACAGAGGCTCTGCCAGTTGCTCTGATCCCAGAACAGTACACTGTCTCCTCGGTGCGGCTTGATGTGATCGACATCGGTTGCCTTGACATAGCGTCCTTGCTTCATGCACTCCACACACAGTGGGTGCGTCTCAAGATAACGCTTGCGGGCTCTGTTCCATGCGGTGCCGTAGCCTCGGCTGCCTGCGGATCGTGTGTCCTCCGGGTGGAGGGAACGGTGCTTGTCACAGTACTTGCTGCCATAGGGAACAAGGGCTGCACAGCCGGGATGCCTGCACGGTGTGTTCGGTCTGCTTGGCATTGGCTTCACCTCCGTTTGTCAGCCCTCGTAAAAGAGCCTCTACTATATAGTGTGGGAGAGGCTGTTTGAGAAGTCGAAAATAAAAAAACTCAAAAATTTTTTTAGCACTCCCACGGAAGCCCCTTTTTTCCGTAGTGTCCGTAGGCAGAAACCTTGTTGTAATCCACATCCAGCAGACCGAGGCTGTCAATGATTCCTCTCGGAGTGAGGTCATAGTTCTCACGGACGTACTGTGCGATGAACTCTGTATCCTGATGTTCCGTGCCGAAGGTATCAACATAGATGCTGACGGGTTCAGCCACTCCGATGGCATATGCGATCTGTACCTCCGCTTTGTCCGCATATCCGGCACTGACGATATCCCTCGCAATTTTACGAGCCATATACGCAGCACTGCGGTCAACCTTTGACGGGTCTTTGCCTGACATCGCGCCACCGCCGATGTGTCCGATGCCGCCGTAGGTATCGCAGGCGAGCTTGCGTCCGGTCACGCCGCAGTCCGCAAAGGAGCTGCCGAGAACAAATCTGCCTGTGGGATTTACCAGCTTTAAGAAGTCGGTATTCAGTCCGTAGGCGGTTGCTGTTCTCACCATCAGCTTTTCGATGATATGTCTGAAATCCTCGACATCTACATCGCGGATATGCTGAACCGAGCAGAGGAAGGTCGTGATCCTGCCGCTGTCATAGTCGAAGCTGACCTGTGCCTTGGCATCCGCTTTCAGCATACGGCAGGGATAGGCTTTGAGCATACGCAGGAATCTCGTTGCAATCACAAACGGGATTGGCAGAAGCTCTGGCGTTTCATTGGTCGCATACCCGAACATAATTCCCTGATCCCCTGCACCTCCCTTATCCACACCGAGAGCGATGTCACCGCTCTGATGATCCACCAGAATCTCGATGTTCAGCTCATCGACAGTGAAATCGAGCTTGTAATCCATGCCGGCATCGGTGCTGCTTGTCGGTGCATCTTCGTCCTCGGCTGTGCCGTTGTTGATGCGGTCAAGCACCTCGGCCACGAGTAGTCTGTAGTTCGGTTCATGTGTGCTTGTCAGTTCACCGGCGATAACAAGAGTGCGGTTCTTGAAAAGGCACTCAATGGCGACACGGGAATTGTGATCATGCTGAAGGCAGTCGGTCACGATGGCGTCTGCGATCTGGTCACAGACCTTGTCGGGGTGCCCTGCGGATACCTGTTCACAAGTGATGATTTTCATATTCTTTGTCCTCCTGATTATTTCAGATTTCTTTTGCACCTGCCATGCTTTGTCGCTTACACACTCTTTGTCAGTTACAGCAGTCGGCAAATGCAAACGGCGATAATGGTTCAAATGTTGATTTTTCTCTATTCTTCTTATCTTTTCTATTATTTCTTTATATTTGTAGCAAGATGTAGCAAGTAATAATAGTAATATATATAAAGAGAAATAATATATATAAAGACCGTAAAAACTTGCTACAGTCTGCTACAAAGCACGAAAATAGCGTAGAATCGAAGAAAACGGTATAATTCAATCAAGCTTTCCAAGCTACAAGTTGCTACAAGCAACTACACTTTGCCATGTAGTGGCTCATGACATCACATCGGACGAATCCGCAAAGGCAGCATCATCCTCTGTTGCGGCATGATCCTGTTCACCGTTTTCATGTTTCAGAAAACGGCAACCGACAAGCATAGTTGTAGGACCACCGCTGCCATCATCCGGACGCTTGCGAATGATAGGGAAGAAACGCTGGATTGCATTATTGAAGTTGCTGCTGTTTTCTTTGCGGTAGCCATACTTGTCGCACCACTGACCATACAAACGATACACCGCCGAAGTACGTTCTTCGTATGCTTCGCCTTCTTCGAGCCAAGCATCAACAAACTGCCCGATACGGTCAGACTCCGCCTCATATTCCTTTGTAGCCTGCGTTACCGCTGTCGGATCGTCTAATCCCTGCTTTCTGAACAGCTTGTACCCCTCATAGCACCAGTTAAAGATTGCAGAGAGGTTGTTTTCCTCTGCGAAAAACGCCTTCAAGCCCTTGTCCTGCTCATGCTCTTCAAAGTGACGCTTGAACGGGATGAGCTTCAGACGGCAGGAGTAAAACAGCGTCATATCCGACACGGACGGCTTATAGTTGGTGTTGATGAAAATCTTGAAATTCGGCTTGAAATCGAAGCTGTTCTCATGCAGAAAACGAGCGTTCAGCGTATCATTACCCGTCATTCTCTTGACCAGTGCTGCATTGAAGGTGATCTTCTTTTCCGGCTCGGAGATGTTCACAAAACGGATACCTGCAAGGCGGGCAATCTCCTCGGACGGGCCGGAGGCATTTGTGTTGCCGAATTTGGTAGAGAGCATTTCCGGGTTTGAGGTCTTGCCGTAATCACCGACAATCTGCAAAAAGGTCTCCATCGTGGTACCTTTGCCGTTACGGGAAGTCGCACCGTAGAGGATAAACAGACACTCAAGAGAAGTGTCGCCCGTGAGGGCATAACCGAGAGCTTTCTGCAAATATAAGGCGAGATCGGCATCGTTGCACATAACCTCAGAGATAAACTGCTCCCATCTTGGACAGGTAGCTTTCGGATCATAAGTGATGCCGGACATCATTGTGAGAAAGTCCGCCGGATCGTGCGGCTTGAATTCACCTGTGGTGAGATTCAGTGTGCCGTTTTTGCAGTTAAACAAATCAGTATTGTGGTCGAACAGACCGTGCGATACCGGATACACCGACTTTGCATCTTCGATCATGGTGCGGCGGTTCTTGCGGAGCTGGAGCTTCTGCACACGTTTGATATATCTGTTGCGAGTATCCTCATCCTTGATCTGCAAGGCGAATGTGTACAGCCTGTCCGCCAGCTTTTTCGCAAGCTCCGCCACAGCAAGAGCATTCTCGTCCGGCCGCCAGACTGCACCGTCATAGACATACCAGATACCTCGTTCACGGTTGAATCGGGCAATAGGCTTATAGAAATCAGCAAACGCATAACCGATACCGATCTCGTCACGCTGATATCTGGGATTTGTATGTGGTTGCATCTGTTCCAGTGTCAGGGTGATGTGGGTGAAATCAGGCTCAAACATAAGCTGTTCCGTATCTGCTTCACCCTCAATATCCTCAAAATCATCCTCGGCGGAAGAATCGGCAATCGGTGTGTAGATCTCGGAAGTCGATGCAATTGCATTTCGGATGGTGATCTGTCCGTAAGTGCGGTCACCGGTCATACGATCCCACTTATCACGCATAAGCCCCGATGAACGGAAGATACGGTCGATCTGCTCCTCCACATTGCCGCACCAGAAGCAGAGCATGGACACAAACGCCATATCTGCATCGGACTGCGAATCGTAGCCTTCCTCCCAGTTGCCGGCATACAGCGCCTTGAACTTTTCTCCTGATTCGGAAGCGGACGCATGCGCGATGACCTGGTCATCCGTAAGATAGCTGCACGGCTCTACGTGGCTCCCCGCCACACGGGAAGCGCGGCGCATGAAGGTATCCAGTACCGTCTGTAGCGCGCCGTCATTCCTGGCGACGCTGCCCTGTCTGAACACATCGCCGGTTACGGTCACAAAGCGATGTGTTGTGCCGGGCAGATACATTTCAAGGCCGTGCTTGCGATTATTGATGTAGTACACGGTCTTATCATAGGCGAAATCCGGGGACAGGCGGAAAAACCCGCGCAAACCGGAGCCCGAGGGAGACCGTTCAAAATACGCATCGGAAAAGATTCCCAGGATGGAAGCGGCCACGTCATTGAGACTTCCGTCCTCACGGATGCAGTGGTCTATGTCGATTGCGCCGATGCCCTCGCTGACGCGATAGCCGATGCCGTCCCAGCCGCCCAAGGCATATGCCTTCATGGCGGTTCCGAA